CTATTTATATATTTTTTAGATTCCATTTTTTTCCTCCATTTTTAAATCCATTATTCATATTTATTGATTAAATATTTGTATTATTTAATTTCTCAGTATTAAAAAATAATGGAAATTCATTAATAATCATTTGCATTGTTATATATTTATTATGTTTATATTTATTAGGATTAAATAAGGCACTTAAAAGTAAATGCAACTGAGGTTCGAATTTAATAAAATATTTTTTATTTTCTATTAATGAATCAATAAAAATATTTCTAAGATTTATTACGGGATCTTTATTATCATTTGTTATTCCCAAAAAAAATCTTTGAAAAAAATCTTCACAATCATTACCATTAAGAGTGTTAAATGCATGAAAAACCATAAAAACAGACGGCATATATTTTAAACCTTTATGTTTTTTAATATAGTTTCTATATGAATCTGATTTTTTTACACATTTTTCTATAAAAACAGAGTTCAATTCAAAAAACCTATCTAATTTAATTAAATTTAATTTAGTTCTAACAAAATATTTATGATTTAATGCTTCATTATTTTTTATTTTATATAAAGCGGAGGTTAATGATGAAATTGCGGATATATACGTATACCCTTTTATTTTTAATATATCTGAAAAATGTCTATTTGCTGACATATCAATTGTTAAAATAACATTTTGTTTAAGACCCTTTATAACTAAAAAATCAAACGTTTTATTTGCCATGATTAGCCCATTTAATCTATGTTGCCCATCAATTAAATTTCCATCATCTGAAATTCTTATAGGGTCGCCGTTAAATATAAAATCACCACTTTTAAATAAATTATAGAAAAAATTCACTCTTTTAAAATTTAAATTTCTGTTATTTATATTTTTTTCAAGTATCTCGGCCGCCATATCTGGATGTATTCTCATTATTTCTATTTTTACATTTTCATGGATTAATTCTTTATTCATTTTTAAATACCTTTTTTAAATATAAATTTTATTAATATTCAGAATAAAATTCTAAAATATTCACGCCGTAAAATGAGGATAATACAGCCAGATCATTAGCATCAGGATTTGTTTTTCCATTTTCCCAATTAACTAGTGTTTGACGAGACAATCTGAGACCACATTGATCTAAACTAAACATAAGAGACGTCATTGTTATATTTTTATTAGTTCTTATTTCTTTTAATTTATTGTGATTAAATTTCATTTTTTTTCTCCTTCATCATCATTAATAATCATATCTATATATCTAGAAAGTAAATCAAATTTTAATGATATAAATGTCTTTATGGATTCTTTCATTACGCCCAAATTATGAGGCCCTTTATATTGCATTTTTTGTTTATATTTAATATAAAAATCATCTAGCATTTGAGCAAAATCGCTTTCAATTTCATAAAGATCATCCCTTGAATTTAATTTTTTATTTGTCATTTTTTATTATCATCATAGTAAAACTCCATGATAAAGATCCTCTGTATTCATAATTTTATTTCCGCTCAACAATGACCTCCCGAATTCGCAAAATTCCATATATTTACACCTTTCATTTTTATAATCGCCCTGATTGAGACATGAGTTAATATTCGGATGGTTTATTGGGTCGTCGTGAATCATTTTGATATACCTTTCTATCCACTCCATATCTGATATTTTCATATGAAATTCGTATGTTTTATAAAGCAATTGATCATATTTATTTTCACAAACGAAATAAACAAATGGTAGAAGTTCGCCAGTTAATTTAAGATGAATGTACGGATACACGTACGCTTGCAAGAAATCGTTTTTGTATTCTTTTGATTCCCATATTTTATTTATATCAGCCGTGTATTTTATATCGAATATTCCTCGAATATTTTGCCCATTAACAATAGCCTCTCCGATATAATCAAACTCGCCTGATATTGAGTAATCGATATCATCATATTGATTTCGAACGTGTGATTCCCCGGAAATAAAATAAGGCCTTAAAAAATCGGCGTGTGATTTTATTTTTTCAATTGTTTTTTTGAGCTTTCCTTTTTCAATTCCAGCTTGATCAACGTTATCTTTAAATCCAAATAAATAGCCTTCAAATAACAACCCGAATTCCATAGCGGGGGTAGTTTTAATGCTAAACTTTCTACTTAAATTAAACGCGTAGGGACAAGCGTAATAGTTGTATATTTGAGATTGTCTATAGCAAGGATTAGACGTCGATAACATCTTTAGACTCCAATTGTGCTATCCTCAATTCACATGCATGACGCAATGGTTCTGGAGTTTTATCAAAATCAACCACCATTTTTAGATAATTCATATCGTCTATATCAAGCGGAGAAACACCAGGATATTTGCATTTATCAGTATTTGGAAATTTAACGTCTGTAATGTCACCTTCGAATAATTCTTTCTGTTTTTTTTCTTTAAAATCAAAACCAGATTCATCCTCCCAAATTCCCATCATTTTTGGATTTTGAAATTGGATTTCGATGTGCTTACAAAGCCTTCGTATTACCGTTTTTTTGTACATTTCCCCTGGGCTTTTCTTCCATGCTTTCGATTCCGGTGCGCTTGAATAATCGCGTCTAACTTGCTCGATTTCTTGAGCTGACATTATCTCTATGTCAATTGTGCCGTCCTGATAATTCACAACAGCAAACGCACCTATCAATTCCCCATTGCTGAATGGATCTGGAAAATAGTTATACTCTTTTTTACCGTCTCGCTCAGTGTATTCAAATCGATCGCCTTTTTTTACAGTGTTTGCAAAAATGTTTTTGATTTTTTTTATTGAATACATTTGTGCTATTTTCTTTTCGCCTTTATAGTCAGTCTGAAAAATCAATTCAGATCCACGCGGAACCAAATAACATTCTTTGTTCAAGAAATCCAAACCCATAATTGCGCCCTTAACTAACCCCTGCGTTATAGATTCTTTTTTGTATTTTTCAATGTTTTCAATATTTTTAAGGGCTTCGTATGAGTTCGCGATGAATCGTTCTTTATTTAGCGACTCTGGTAAACCTGAATGCGACATTATTTGTACTGATAAATCGCTTCGTATTTCATCGATTCTATCTATAGTTGTTATTGATTTGTTATTGTTCATTTTTATCCTCTTTTTTACATTCTTAGTAAAGCCGCGTGAAAACTTCTTTCTTCATCTCTATCAATTTTTGATAAATAATCAACTTCTTTTTCTAAAATTGATGAGAGTTTAGATACCCCAAATCCTAAAACGTCATTAAGGGGTAAATTGTTGTTAAGTGCCATTTTAAAAATAAAGTCGTAGACTTCGTGATTAATATTCAAAAATAATTGAGTATTTAAATAATGTTTAAAGCCAAATTTGAAGTCACAACAAAAGTCGTATAAGTAATTTTCAATATATTCTTCTAATGTATATATTGTCCTTTTTTCTCGTGAATATTCATTAAAATAAGAAACAATTTCCCATGCGCTATTTGTCGTGTATATTTCCAAAATCATATTCTTTCCCCCTCAATACTAAGCATCAATCTTTTTCTTAGTGTTTTTAAAGTATTTAGACGGTTTTGAAGTGAAATTGTTGTGTTATGTAGTTTTTTTAATTGTTTTGATATAGATAGTGTTTCACTTGCAATAGTTGATATTTCGCTTACAATTGCGCTTGATTTCAATTCCATTTCAGCGCGAATTAATTTAATTTCATTGATATTTTCATTTGTTAAAACTTTATGATTTAAGAGGCTCATCATTTATTTACCCTCTTTTCGTCAATCATTTTTTTGTTTTGATCGAATGCGTCACTTGCAGTTTTAAATTTTTGTATTGTGAGTAAATTTTCAAATATTCCATACATCATATTTACAACGTCACTTGATGGCGTATATGCTGAATTAGAAACTCGAATACTTGTTAGTTTTTCAATTTGTGCTAAACTATTCTCATCTAATATTTTTTCTTCTTTATTAAAGCCCTTTACTTGCCGGTTTGGGGCTTTTTTATTTTTATTACCCATTTTAAATCTCCTTAAATTTATTTAGTTCTTCGATTATTTTACTTACGCTATAGACACGTTTTCTAACTCCGTTTCCTCCTTTTAAGTCGTATTTTTTGATAGGCTCAAGTTTTTCAAAAATTTTCATGAATTCGCGAATTGACATCGACATTGGTTTAAATGCAACTAATGTGTTTGGGGACGCTTCGCCGATGTAGTCTTTTGCTAGAAATAATAGTCCAGTTGGGCCGTATTTCTGCATGTATCCGTTTACTAGCTCCTCCTTTTCTATTAATTTTTTTGGATTCATTTTTTACCTCCTTTATATTTTTATCTATTTTAATATACTACCTTAATGTAGGAGTATTTAAACATTCATAGATTTTGATGTATCAATTATTTTTAAACACGAAAGAACCCTTATTCCCTCATTGTAATTTGGAACGCTTCTATTCGTTTTCCAATTTCTTATAGTATTTAAACTGTAAGACTTCCCTGTTCTATCGTAGATAATTGTTTTTATTTTTTCGTCTGAATAGCCTGTTTTCTTTTTGTATTTTTTAAATTCATCTGCAAACATACGTTAAATATATCACTTCCAGTATAGGAGTGTCAACTATAATGGCACAAACTAATTTGTACTATATTGATATTTAAATTTATAATAGTGATCTATTTTTAATCATTATTAATATTAAGAGATAATATGACATTTGGTAATTTACTAAAAAAAAACAGGATAAAGCTAGGAGTTACTCAAAGTTATCTATGTAAAAAACTAAATGTTACTCAAAATTATTTTTCTAATGTTGAAAATAACAGAACTACAACCCCATCTTACGAAAAAGTCGTTGAAATTTGCGACATACTTAAGTTAGATGATACTGAAAGATTAAAAATGTATGTGTTAGCTTTTGAAGAAAAAGCCAAAGACGGAGAACTTGAGTTTATCGAAAAAATAGATGAACTTCGTTTTAAACTACTAGGAAAAAATAATTTTGAAAATGAATTGGGTATAAAAGATATAGTTACAACGCCAGATCGTGTTGAAAAAATAAAATCTATACTAGATAATCTTATAGATCAAGATGATATTGTGTTGGATTCATTCTTAATAATTATGAATGAAATTAAAAAAGGTTTGTAATAATGAAAAAGGGGAAAATTATATATAAAGGACATTTTGGGGACTATTTTGTTAAAAGTATTGGCTTATTAGTTCTTTCAGTATTTACGCTAGGCTTATTATTACCTTACTATTTTTATTATCAATTTAGATATTTTTTCAGTTCGCTTGAAATAGAAATATACGAATAAAATAAAGCCTAAAATCAAATAATTAATAAATTCCTAATTATATTAATAAATTAGAGTTATTTTGTTTGATTTTAAGTTAAAATAACTTGTTTTGAATAATGAAAAAGTATTTATAAATAGGCATGATATAATGTATAAATGTCAGAATCAGAAAAGAAAAGATTATTTATATATATAATCACATTTTCTTTGATTTATTCTGTATTTTACGAATATATTAATAAAGTTTACATGAGAAATAATTCAATCCCTGACCAACTCCCTTCAGATGAGCTTTATATTGACTATGTACCGTCTGATAATGAGCCTGAAACGCCAAAAAAAGACCTTGATTTTTTGCCTACTGAATAAAACTCGGCATTAAATTTTTAATATTGCTAAAGTCATTTAAATTTGAGCTAGGTATTGATAGATAGTGACTTACTTGCGTTGATTCTGCGTGCCCCATGTATTTAGCTAGTAATGCCTTATTTATTCCCTTTTCGATCATATAGTTAGCAAACGTTTTTCTTATTGATTTAGCTGTAAAATGAAAAACATTTTCACCGTTTTTTTTTGCAAGTTGAGCAACTCGCCGGATTTCGTTTGTCGCCGCGTCAGTCGGTGTTTTTGTTTTTGAAAATCCATAGGGGCAAATTCCAGGGCCTTCTACCAATTCAAGTAGTTTTTTTATTGTAGATATAGTTTGATTAAATATCGGGATGTCTCTAGATGGCTTATTTTGTTTATTTTTTCTTAGCTTTCTTCCGTGAGCGTCTCGCTCACCGATATACATCATTCCAGCCTCTAAATCAATGTCTCGTCTTCTATCAATCATGAAAAACTCTTGTGTTCTTATACCTGTCGTAATTAAAAAATCGATATATAGTTGGAGCTTTAAAGTCCCGTATTTTCTGATTATTTGTATTTCGTCCATTGTTGGAACGTAAAAATCTTTATTGCGTTCCATGGGTCTATTAACTGACTTTCTTAAAAATCTTTCGTTAGTATATTTTTTCACAAAACAATACTCTAGTCTTGAATAAAGTTCGTAAGCTATCGCATTTAAGTGAGAATCAGAATAGTGAAGATGAGCATCAACGAACTCGTCAAATTCATCAATAGTTATTTGATCAACATAATAAGTCGAAAAAAAGTTATCAATAATTTTATTATAATTAAGAAAGTGATTTATTGATGTTGAAGAAATTTCACCACGTCTTTTTCTTTTATAGTGAGTTTCCATCCACTCGGCTGTAGTATCAATCATTTTTACGCGATCTATAGTTTGCTTTGATTTTTTCCATTTCATGAGCATATAGTTCGCCTCTTTTAACGATGTGCCGACCGGAGGGGATTCAATTCCAATTATAGGTTTTTTTGTAAATCTAATTTTTCCTGTTTTTTCGTCAACTACTTTTTTGTCATTATAGAAATAGTGCTTAATACCCTTTTTAGTTTTTCTAGATATTATATATCCGTTCTTCATGCTGTCACCTTTTTTAAGTAAATTATTGCTTCTATAAATATTCTGAAAACAAAATTTCCGCAAAACATCATTTTATTTTCACGTCATATATTTTTTTGAGGCTAAATTTGAAATAATAATGGTTTTAGATAAATGGTGCCGGGGGCCGGACTTGAACCGGACTGCCTTTATTTTTCAAATTTAATCAAAGCATTACATGACCCTACGTATTCTAACGTTTTATGTCATTGCCATCAATATATTATCGTTTTTCTTAAAATATTTCTGAAAATAAAATCTGCTTTGATATAAAAGAATTTGTGAAGAATTGATTGAATAAATAAATATTATGCGACACAATAAAATACCTTTTTTTTAAAAAAAATTATGGGTATTTTTAGGATTGAAGCGTTAAATATTTAAAATAAAAATGAATATATAACAAAAAACCGATCGAATTTGATCGGTTTCATCGATGATTAAAATAAAATTTATTAAAGCGGACTTTTAGACTTTTTTAAAACAATTAATCTTAGTTGTGAAAATGAGATCGGCGTGTTCATTTTTTCCGCGACTTCTCTATAAGATGCAGTCGCACCTGGCTTGCTTAGTAAAATGTGTCTTTGCTTTAAATATTCCGCATAAATTTCGTCATAATCATACTGCCTTGGTTTCCCTATATTTTTTCGTTTGCTTTTCAATTTTAACTCCTTAATTTTTTAAATAATTTCTATCGGTATCATTTGATTGATTTTGTTACCTTTTTTATTTTTTATTATTTTTATTGTTATAAATTATTAGTGAGTCCAAAAAAAACAATAAATCGTCCTCGCTCATTGTTCGATAATTTTTATCATCAGCGTGTTTACTGAATCCTAAAATATTTGATTTTGAGTAATTATTTGATACTGAATTAAATATTTCAAAAGTATTTTTAAAATTGTTTGTTGCTGCCAATACTTTTTTGTAAATAACATTTATTGTATTATTTTTATATTTCATCTATATTCCTTATAATATTATTTATTTTACATCTTAATATATATTTTAATTTTCCATTACATAAAGCAATATAATCAAAATTAGGGGGATCTTTTAAATTTATTTCAAATACTCGGATACACGAGTCAATTAAAGTTAGGCCACCTTCTATAAATCCATATAGCTCGTTTGTTATTTTTTTAAAATATGGGCCTTTAAAATCTTGTGGCTTTAAATTATTTTTAATTAATATATCTTTTTTATCGTTTGATAAAACCCCGTATTTAGCTAGATAGCAAAAATAAAATAGTGTATTTTCAACTTTTCTTATATCAAGATTTAGAACTGATTCAAAGTTTACGTCTTTATTTAAAATAAAAACTAATTTTCCTCTATTCCAAAAATACCCCATTATAGATTCACGTTTATTTATATTATTTATTGACTCATTTTTAATTATAAAAGGGATAGATTTTATTGTATCTGACGCGTTAAATTTTACTGGTAACGAGTCTTTATTTAAAAAAAACAGATCACTCGAAAATATTTCATATTTAATTTTATTACAACTATTATTTGTTAAAAATTCATTACTTATCGGCCCAATATTTTTGCACTCTGAACACTCACCTTTATCTACGTTGAAAATTGGTTCAAACGGCCTTTTTTCTTTCATCATATCTTCACTAAGTATAATTTTTGAATCTGACTTAATTAGAACTTTGTTATAAAGTGGACCAGGGAAATAACCGCTCCCCCCAGCTCCGGCGAATTCATTCCAGAATATTTTATAAATATCTACACACGTATTACAAAGCCCAATTATTATATTTCTGTGAAAAATTGATTTATCTAAATTTAACCCTTTTTTATAAGTTGTTATTTTCGTGTCACCTTTTACTTTTATTGAATTATTGTATTTCCAGCCTCTTTCAAAAAGATTTTTAGGTATTTCTAAAAACATCATTTTATATACCTTAAAAATTAATCCAGTTCGTTATATTCATTTTCCGAAATTATAAGATTTCTATTTTCAGGGTGTTCATAATAATTATCAATGTTTCCATTTTTCACTTCATTTAACATTTGATTGCTGATCTCAACTAATTTCCAACCATTAAATTTGTCGTTTTCAATTTGCCACTGCATTTTTTCAAATTTACTAAAGTTTTTGTATTTCTTAAGTTCGTCATAATCTTTAATTGTTGGCTCATTGCCGGAATTAAATTCAACTGATTTTGTAGCCTCATTGATTGCTGATTCTTCGTTTTCCCCAACTCCCCAGATATACCCTTGTCCTATTACCGCGTATTTAGTTGTTTCTAATGTCTTTATCATTTTTATTCTCCTTTTGTTTTTTATTTCATTCTTCTTCTAATGCATTTGCGATATCATTAAACATTTCAACGTAGTTTCCTCTATACGCTATTTTATTAGCAAAAAATAACCAAAACCTTTGTCCAAATTGGTTTTTTTGAATTATGTAAATCTTACCGAGTTCTATTTTATAATTAACATATTCTTCTAATCCGAATCTTTCAGCTAATTTATCTAATTTACTCATATTATTTCTCCTTTTTTGTTTTGATGAATACATAATAAATCAATTGTTTTATAAATACAAATTGAAATATCTTGATATATCAATACAGTTGTATTAAAATCAATATATCAAGAATAAAATCAACTAATTTTGTGTATTTATTATTATATGCTTGTATATTGAATATTATCTATAAAAATGTATAAAATATATCTAATGACAACTTCCATTAAAAAAGTTAGACCAGCTGAATGCGTTATTATCGCTTTCGGCGGTTTGACTAGAACAGCCAAAATTTTAGGCTATCGACCGGATGCGGTTAGAAAATGGGTTACGAGAAAAGGGTTCGTTCCGACAAACGCACAAGAGATCGCTTTAATAAAATCGCGTGAACTAAATATAAATTTGACAGCAGAAGAATTAATTTTAGGACGATATGAACAGTAAATTAAAGCCAAAAAATAAATTGTTTGCAGATTTTTATATTAAAACAAATAACGGAACAGAGGCTGCGATTTTAGCCGGATATTCAAAAAATTCAGCAAGAATCACTGCGTCAAAATTGCTAACAAATACCAACATAATTGAATATATTGAAAATAAACGAAAAAAAATTCAGGAGAAAATAGATTTTGATATCGATAAAATTATACAAGAAATGGCAAAAATTGGGTTTTTCAATATTATTGATTACGTTGACGATAACGGGCTTGTTGATGTCCAGAAACTCAAAAAAAACCCCATTGCTTCGGCTGCGATATCTGAAATAGTTGTCGAGACAAAAACAACAAAATGGGGCGAAAATACGACAGTAAAACTTAAATCTTCTGATAAAATTTCGGCACTACACAAACTCGGCGTTCATCTTGGCGGATTCAAAACTACTACGAAACATGAAGGCGGGCTAACATTAGAACAGATTCTAACAAAGTCATGGGAAAATGATGGAAATAGTTAGTCGCGCGTATATAGATGAGAATGGACAGGTTTTTGTAAAACTGTTTGATTATCACAAAATTACGATTATAAATGAAAATTCTGTTAATATTTCGTCAGATATATTCGGTGATTTTGAATATCTACTTGAAACAGATTTTTTCATTGATGAAATTAAGAGATTGAATAAGTTTTTAGAAAAATTTAGAAATAAATTGTAAAAATAAAGACACGCATAAAGCCACGCTAATTTAGCCTCGCAGAATGCCTCTCTTTCACAGGATCGGTATGCATTTAATTAGGGAGGCCAGTGAGAAAATACGAAAATGGAGAAATGATCCGGTTTCGTTTGTACGTGATAATTTTCTAGTAGAACCTGATTTTTGGCAGTGTCAGTTTTTAGAAGCCTTAGCTTCAAATGATCCAATCAAAAAACGTATATCACTAAACGCCTGTGCCGGTCCTGGTAAAACCGCCGCATTGGCATGGGCTGGCCTTTGGTTTTTAGCATGTTTTGGGCATAAAGACAGGCATCCAAAGGCCGTGGCGATTGCGGTTACTAGGGACAATTTGAAAGACAATTTGTGGCCAGAACTTGCAAAATGGATGAATGTTTCCCCTTTTTTAAAATCCGTATTTGTATGGACTAAAGAGCGCATATATAACTCTCAACACCCCGAAACGTGGTTTATGTCTGCTAGATCCTGGCCGAAAGACGCGGACCCCGACACACAGGGCGCGACACTGTCGGGCATTCATAGCGAGTATGTATTTTTTATTATCGATGAATCCGGGGAGATTCCAACTACTGTACTAAGAGCAGCCGAACAGGCCCTAGGTGAAGCTAAAGGATTCGGTAAAATAGTTCAGGCAGGCAACCCAACTTCTATGGACGGAATGCTGTACGCCGCTTATTCAACGCTTAGACATCTTTGGCATGTAATTTGCATTACCGGAGATCCAGACGACCCAAACAGATCACAGCGTATTGATATCGGATGGGCTAAAGAGCAAATAAAAACTTATGGGCGCGATAACCCGTGGGTAATGTCCTACATACTTGGACAGTTTCCAAATTCATCTTTGAATACGTTGCTTTCACCCACCGAGATTCAAGAAGCTATGAACAGATCAATTATAGAATCTCAGTATAATTTTTCAGAAAAACGAATAGGAGTTGATGTGGCGCGATTCGGTGACGATTCTACAGTAATATTTCCTCGCCAGGGTCTACGTGCATTTAATCCGGCACAAATGCGAAATGCTAGATCAAATGAAGTAGCGGCTAAAGTTGCTTACGTGAAAAACGAGTTTGGTTCTGAGCGTGAATTTATCGACGGGACAGGCGGTTGGGGGGCCGGTGTTGTTGATTCATTAATACAAGCAGGTCATGTCCCGATTGAAGTAAACTTTGCTTCAAAATCAACGCAAGATCCAAGATTTTACAACGTTCGGGCTGAAATATGGTTCAGAATGGCCGAGTGGGTCAAGAAAGGCGGGGTATTACCGGATGTACCAGTTCTAATACGCGAGTTATCGTCACCACAATTTTATTATCAAGATGGCAAATTTAGACTAGAAGAAAAAGAGCAGATCAAAAAACGGCTTCAATTTAGTCCTGACTTTGGGGATGCCCTTGCAACAACATTCTATCTTCAAGAGATGCCAACATCTAAACCAAAGATTGGCGATATTACAATCCCAAACAGGGTTCAGCATGTATCAGACTATGACCCGTTTAAATAGAATTGATACATTTTGGCAAATGAATAAATACATTTAAATCTATAGTATAGAAAATATGGCGGTTACTTATCAGCAAGAGTCATTTATTTCAGTTGAAAATGACGTGATGAAACTTGCGGAGATTCATTATAACGAAGTCGCGCAGTTTAAAGATTATCCGCTCAATATTGATTTTAATGTGTACAAGAATTTGGATATAGCCGGCATAACTTCTATTTATACAATTAGAGACGAGCTTAATCTTGTGGGTTACTCAATCTATATAACAAGCAAAAATCCTCATTATCAATTCATTCAAGCATGCTCAGATAGTCTATTTATTCATCCAGACTACAGAAAAAAAAATCATGGTAAAAAGTTTTTAAAATATTGTGAATCACAACTAATTAAAAATGGAGTTGAATTTATTTATACACACTCAACAACAAGATTAGATATAACAAGTTTTTTAAAAAAATGTGGTTATGTTGAATCTGAAATAACACTAGTTAAGAGATTGAAAAATGGGTGAAACTATAGCCGCAGCTTCTGCAATATACTCTATTTATAATAGCGAACAAACGCGTAAAGATGCAAATAATGAGCGTAAAAAACAAGAAGCTAACGCTAAAAAACTAGAAGCTGATGCTATTAATCAAGAACGAATACAAGAATCTACTGTTCAAAGAGATCAGGCGAGAGCGAGACAGCGTCAACTAGCGATGGGAAATTATGGCCGAAGTGACACGATTCTGACTAAGAAATTAGGTTCAGTTACAGGTAAAAAAAGGTTATTGGGCGCATGATTAAAGATACTTTAATAAAAAAAATAGATTTATTAAGAACTCAGCTAGAAACTGAGAGATCGTCATTTATAAGTCACTGGCGTGAGCTAGGAGAATATATTTTGCCTGTTAGGCCTAGGTTTCTTCACTCAGACACAAATAATGGGATTAAAAAAAACTCTAAAATTATCAATTCTACAGCCACACTTGCAGCGAGAACGCTTAGAAGTGGAATGATGTCGGGCGTCACTTCTCCCGCACGCCCTTGGTTTAAGTTGGGAACACAAGACACAGAACTAAACAAACTAGAATCAGTGAAAGCATGGCTACACGATGTTACACAGCGGATGGCACATGTTTTTATACGTTCAAATTTATACAAAGTATTACCCGTGCTATACGGCGATATGGGGGTTTTTGGAACTGGATGTATGTCTGTTGAGGAGGATTTCGAATCTGTTGTTCATTTTCGAGTTTATCCAATTGGTAGTTATATGTTGGCCAACGATTCAAAAGATCGAACTCGTGTTTTTATTCGAGATTTTAAGCTGACAGTTAGACAGATTGTAGAAATGTTTGCCGAATACGATTTGAGAAAAAAAGAATACAACTTTAAAAATATAAGCTCGCATATAAAACAGTTATGGGATACAGGCCAAAAAGAGGCCTGGATAGAAGTTTGCCACGCAATCATACCGAATGACGCATATGTTCCAAATTCACAAATTTCGAAAAATAAACGATTTAAGTCGGTCTATTACGAGCGAACTCATGGCGATAGTTACGGTGTTTTACTAAAAGAATCAGGATTTGATTATTTTCAAATTTTAGCGCCAAAGTGGGAATCTCAAGTTGAAGATTCTTACGCAACTGATAGCCCCGGAATTTCATCACTTGGGTATATAAAACAACTTCAAATTATGGAAAAACGAAAAGCGCAAGTTGTAGAAAAATCTGTTAATCCTCCAATGGTAGCATCGCTAAGTTTGATGAACTCAAGAACATCAATTTTGCCAGGGGACGTCACTTACGCAGACGAACGAGACGGGAATAAAGCATTTAGATCTGCACACGATGTGACGATTGGAACGGCTGATATACGTGAAGATATTATTATTTGTGAAGATAAAATAAAAAAGGCTTTTTATGAAGATCTTTTTTTAATGCTGTCGATGTCAGACCGAAGACAAATTACAGCAACAGAAATTGAAATGCGACACGATGAAAAATTACTCGCGTTAGGCCCTGTTCTGGAACATATTAATCAAGATTTACTCGATCCATTGATTGATATCACGTTCATGATTATGGAACGGCAGGGCTTAATACCAGAACCGCCCGAAGAATTGCAGGGACAAGAATTAAAGGTCGAATATGTTTCTGTTATGGCCGAAGCTCAAAAGCTTCTTGGGACAAATGGAGTCGACCGGTTTGCTCTTTTTGCTGGTCAATCTGCAAATATTAATCCTGAGGTTTTAGATAAAATCAATTTTGACAAAATGATGTCTGATTATGCGGATATGTTAAGTATTCCCCCCGGGATTATACGAGATGATGAACTTGTAGCAGAAATAAGAAATCAACGCGCTCAAGCGCAAATGGCTCAACAACAGGCTGAGCTTATTAAGCAGGGCACAGAATCCGCTAGAAATTTATCGTCGGCAAGTTTAGAAGGCAGTAACGTATTATCGCAAATTGTAGGAGTGGCTTAATGAATAATCGAAAAGTGTTTATGACTAAATCTTTAGTTGGTAACGCAGCGGATAGGGAGCAAGTTAAAAAAGCAAAACAAAAACAAGAAGATCGTTTAAAAGACCACCGCCATGATGTAGTCGAAATTCTATCATCAGAAAGCGGTCGAAGATTTTATTGGGAATTGTTGTCATATTGCGGTGTATTTGAGCTTTCTTATCAAGAAAATAGGGAGAATCATGTTTATTTTAAGGAGGGGATGCGAAACGTTGGCTTAAAACTTATGTCAGAAGCAACGGGTTTTTCGCCTGATTTGTTCTATAAAATGATGGATGAGGCAGTAAAGCGAGGTAAAAAATGACAGATGAAATAATTGAATCCGCAGAAACAACAAGCACATCAGCAACAACTACGGAGCAACAAAGCAATGTACATAATTCAGACGCTAATACAACTACTGAATCGGCTATTCAAAAGCCTGAAAAACAAACAGATTCGCAAGAAACTGAGCAAAACACCGATCAAAAACCGGATGTTTTATATGATTTAAAACTGCCTGAAAACCCGCTAATCAGCGAGGAAATTTTGGATGAGATTGCAGGCTTTGCCAAAAAGCAAGGATTGTCCAACGAACAAGCTCAAGAGCTGGTAACTCGGGAAAATACAGCAGTTCAGCGTTATATTAATACACAGATTTCGGATTTCGAAAAAATGTCCGAGCAGTGGAAAAGTGACGCGCAAGCCGATAAAGAAATTGGAGGCCCTAATTTTGTAAAAAATTCGGAAATGGCCTCACGGGCTATCAATGAATTTGGTTCAGAAGAGTTCAAAGATTTCTTGGAAAAAACTGGATATGGTAATCATCCAGAGGTTATCCGATTTTGTTCTAAAATTGGAAAGCTAATATCTGATGATACGTTTATCCGGCCTGGGCAAAATACGTCGACTGAAAAAACAGACGAGCAAATTTTGTATGGTGAAAAATATGCACGATAGAGACATTCGTCTTCATGATTCATTAATTAGACACGCGAAAGGAATTTTAAAAAAAAATATTAAAAATAGTAAAATCGGTTTTCATGAAGCATTAGTTAGACATGCAAAAGCAATTTCTAAATCTTTGATGGAATGGACCGAAAATAAAGAAGAAAATAATCAAGCACGCTATGACACGTTAATAACTTCTTCATTAGCTTCCTTGAATCATAACAAAAAATAATAATCAAGCACGCACGAGGACACGCACTCTAGCTACTCCCGTAATAAGCCTCCTTGAATCAAAAGGAGATTATTATTATGTCAGAATTTATCACTGCGCTGGATTGGGCAAAGGCTTGTGGGCCTGACAATTCAGTAGAATCCAGAATCATTAAAATGATGAGTCGCGAAAACTCATTATTTAATGATATTCCAATAGTTGAAGGTAACCTAGCTACGGGCCACATGATTGTTCAGCAAACAGGATTGCCCCCACTTTATTACAGACGCGCAAACAAAGGGGTTCCTGATAGTAAAGCGTCAACCGCCCAAATCACTGAGACAATCGCAATTATGGAAGGGCGCTCAAAAGTCGATAAAGATATTGCAGAACTAAACGGCGATATTGCAAAATTTCGACGCATTCAATTTGAAGGTTTTGTACAGTCTGCAAGAGACACTTATGAAACTAATATGTTTTATTCGTCTACATCCCCAAGTAATCCAGAGTATTTTGATGGCCTATCAGTGCGATATTCGTCATTAAGTGCCCAAAACGCCCGAAATATTATTGACGCATCAGGCACCGGATCTAATAACACCTCAATTTGGCTTACAGTTTGGGGTCCAAATACAATCTCTGGAATTTATCCAAAAGGCTCAAAAATGGGGCTACAACACGAAGACTTGGGATTGCAAGAAGTATTAGATGAAAATGGTGATACTTATAGAGCCTATGTGGATTGGTATCAGTGGAAACACGGTCTTGCGCTTCATGATTGGCGATTTGCTGGTCGTATCTGCAATATTGATACATCTAATTTAATTAGTAATTCATCTGCCGCAGATCTTATTGATGCATTAATCGAGTTGACTTACAAAGTTGAAAATCTAAGTGCTGGAAGACCAGTTATTTATATGAATAGAACAGTCGCACGATGCCTAGATAAGCAACGAAGAGACGATGTGATTTCAGGCGGTGGACTTGAATATAACATGGTTGATGGTAAGCGTGTTATGGATTTTCGAGGTATACCAATTCACGTTACTGATGCGTTGTTAGATACAGAAGCCAGAGTAGTATAAGGAGGATTAATTACATGTTTGTTGACAATAAGAATTTTTTTGATGATGCCGCTGAGCATCTTACTACCGAAGCATCGGATAGTTATATTGATTTAAAGAGTGTTATTCCAGATTTAGGCAGTGGGAAGCCTATTTACGGTGAGTATGTTGTAACGACTGCAATGACTGACAGTAGCTCAAACTCAACAATGACACTTACCCTTGAGACGGCATCCGAGTCGACGTTTTCATCGCCAACTACTGCATTAACGATCGGAACATTCGCCGCCGTTTCTGCCGCAGGAACCAAGATCAAATTCGTGATTCCACCTGGGTCCGTTATGCAGCGATATTTACGTACAAAATACACCGTCGCCAATGGTGATTTAACAACAGGTAAATTTAGCGGGTATCTTCTTATCGACTCTCAAAATTGGGTTGCTATGCCTGATAACGTAACACGAAACTAAGGGGCTAATTATGAAAGTAGTAGCAACTAAATTGGGATATTACGAAGATAGACTAAAAAAAGAAAATGAGGAATTTATTTTAAAAAATGAATCCGATTTTTCTTCTAAATGGATGAGAAAATTGGACTCTCAAAAACCAACAAAAGTAGATAAAGATGAGAAAAATAAATAGCAATTATTTATTGGAAGACGTCACATCTACCGGTGCTGGGGAGTCAAAAGATCTCAACCCAGGTCCACGCGTATTTCAAGCAATTGGGTCAACAAGTTCAGGATCTGGAAGTGCAACTATCAAAGTTCAAGGGAGCTTAGACAATGTGAATTTTGTAAATCTAGCCACTATTACACTCACATTATCAACAACGGTTGCAACCGATGGATTTGCTATTGATTCTTTGTGGAAATACATTAGAGGAAATGTAACCGCAATTTCAGGAACAGACGCTACGGTGTCGCTTATTTGGGGAGATTAAGTTGTCAGTAGAAATAAATGATAGTGTCGTTACATCGTTAAATTCAATTTACACAACGGCCAAATATATAGCCATGCCTTCTATATCTGCCAGCGACATCGAACCTTATACGCATACATTTACAACGGGCGATTTCGTTGATGGGAGCATTTCTGTATCAGAATCAACCCACAACAAAGGAGCTGATTGTATTGTCCAGTCTTATGAAGATCTTGGAGATAACACATTTCAAGAAAATTCAGATACGGTTTCTATCATAAAAGACGCGGACGGGAACATCACTATTACCGTCGATTCCGGACAGGAATTTAACGGAAAATTAGAAATATACTAAAACACGACAGGGCAAGATCCTGATCCACTTTTAGTTCACATAAAAAAGGAGCTAAAAAAATGCCAGTAAAAAAGCAAAGAATACAAAAGGATATTAATGATAACCAACTTCTAAATTTAGTTTTAGAACAATCAACATCGGAAGGTAGCCGGTCTGAGGCTGAAATTTGGTATAACACAAGTGGGGATGTAATTAAGTATCAGGATGGGGCCGGTGTAAAAACAGTCGCTACATCTGCGGATGTCGCGGCTTTAACACTTGAAGATGTTAGATCGGTTGATAACCAATTATCCGGTAATATTGACGCTAACAGCAATACTATTACAAATCTTGCCTCTCCTTCTGATAGCGGTGACGCTGCAAGCAAGGGATATGTTGACGCCGTATTCTTAAATGAAGATACAAAAGACCCTGTTATCGTTGCGTCTTCAACAAACGTGGATATTTCAAGTGAACTTCAAGACGGCGACACTGTCGATGGTTATGTAGTAAGCACAGGGGATCGAGTATTACTATACGGGCAAACAAATCCAGAGGAAAATGGTATTTATGTTGTTGTAGCATCAGGTGCCGCATCTCGTTCTGTAGATGCTAATTCTAACGCAAAAGTCACTTATGGAATGAAAACGTGGATACTTGGTGGTACACATTCAGGTCAGCGTGCTATTTTGACTACAAATTCAGCTATCACACTTGATACAACAGAATTAACATTTGCGGTTTCATCTTTCGGAAATTACACCGCCGGAGATGGTATAGATATCACTGGTGGAGCTATTGTTGCGGACGTTTCAGATTTCGCTGGTTCTGGACTTGAAGACGATGGATCTAACAACCTACGAATTTCAGCCGCTGCGGCCGGTGCCGGTTTAACTGGTGGTGCAGGGTCTGCACTTGCCGTAAACGTTGATAATAGCTCAATCGAAATTTCAACGGATACAGTTCAAGTAAAAGCCCTTGGTATTACCAATGCAATGCTTGCCGGATCGATTGCAGATTCAAAACTTAATCAAATTACTACCGCTAACAAAGTTGCCGGTTCGGCGGTTCAACTTGCATCAAATGGTGGGATTGAAAACTCATCAGGATTAAAAATCGCCCCAGACTCTACAACCGGGGCAACTGTTGTTCCGATTTCGTTAGGAGCTAACGGAGCCGGTGTTACGGTTGATAACGCGACCTTAACTAATAACTCTGGAACAGCCCAGATTAAAGATGGTGGGGTTGGATTTACTCAAATTGCAACGGCCGCAAAACCACATGTAGATACGTTTGTTAGTGGTGATTTTTCATCTGGCGTTTATACGTTGGCACAAACAACTCACGGGCTAACGGCTGGTAAATTCACAATATTAGTCGAGGAAGATGACGGAACTAATTACATTGCAGTAACTGGCGACGTTATGGCTTATGAAGTTAAATCAAGCGGAGATGTAAAAATCGAAGTAACAGTTGGGCAAGAATTTAACGGTCGAATCAAACTAATTCCTAACGCGTAACACTATCTATTTAATGGGTGGCCTATGACTGTAGGCCACCTAATAGGAGATTAAAAAATGTACGAGATATCTGAACAACTTCTTAAAAACACGCTAACAGTGCTTAGCTCTGCTCAATTTAATGGAGTGAATATTGAAGGGGCAAAACTGCTTGTAAATACGCTTATTCAATTAGAGTCCGCAAAGAAAATATCTAAAGAAAAAGATAAAAAATAATGCCAAAAAAAATAAGACGATATTCAGAATCACTGGCAGGGAATATCACGATGCTCAACGGAGTCGTTGTAGGTTCGGGATTAAGCAGTAACGATGTATATTCACTAAGCGCATACGATATTGATGATACTACATATCGAACATTTTTGAGTTTAACATCTGGAAATACGCCAAGTTTAGCTATTTCAGCACCAACCGGAGGTGTATTGTCATTTGACGGAGGTACCGTCGGCTTAACGACACCGGTTGAGTATTTAGCAAGTACAAATTTTATTGATGACGGTTACGCCGTTGGGTTTGGTTCGGGGTTATTTGCAGCTGGAAAAGTGAATATGTTTATGGACCTGAACATAAACTCTAAATTTACTGTAAGCAATACATCAGGCAATACATATATAGAGGGCTCGCTGGGTATCGGAACAACGTCCCCCTTTGGATTATTTCACGTAAAACAAGGGGGTGGCGTTAAGCACATAACAGTAGAAAACACGTATTTAGCTGGACCTGCCCCTTCTGAGATATATTTTTCAAGACTTACCGCCGGAGAGACACACCATTCAGCCGTTGGGTATGCTGATGACAGAGGTGCGTTTTTTTGGGTTGCAGGTCTCGACCGGATGAATATATCGCCAGCCGGAAACGTCGGCATCGGAGTCACAACAGCTACTAACAAGCTGGATGTGAACGGGGGAGTAGGCATAGGAAGTCCATTCTTGACAGCTCCAACGAACGGGCTGGTCGTTCGAGGGGACATACAGATAGGGGACACTACAGCGGATGCAGCGGCTAATCTGTTAATGTATAAAACAGAATTAAGCTACAACTCTACGCGTAAAACCACAACATTATCATCTACAGCGGATGGAAGCGGAACAGACGGCTATGCCGGAATAGATATTCAATCGAAGCTAAACGATGTGTCGATTGGGATATATGACGGCGGTACGTCTAAATATATTGCCGGTCAGCAGTTTTACGCGGATAAATCAGTATTAACCCTACCTACCAACAACATACATGATTCCGCTTTAGTATACGGTACCGCCGCATACGGTAAAAACGGGCTTAGCAATACGTCTTACGCCTCGTGTTATCCTTTTATAGACGAATCAAACAATAGTTTAAAATTCTCTTACAAAGATACGTCGGGGAATCAAAGATACGTTTCAATTAAAAGTCACACTGATAAAACGTACCACTCTCAACCTGCCGTAACAAAAACAGCGAGCTTCACGGTTGGTGTAGATGATTACGCTTTTGTGTGTAATGCCGGGTCGGAAATAACGGTTACGCTTCCAAGTGCATCGGCATCCCCTGGCCGGCATTTACGCTTTAAAAATATTTCTGTACATGCTGTCGTAAGTGCGTCAAGCAATGTTGTACCAATATACACAGCAACACCTGGCGCATCACTATTGCTTGGGGGGCCTGGAAAGTTTTGTCTACTAATATCAGACGGTACTAATTGGGTCTCGTATGCGTCAAATTAAAGGAGAAAGAAATGGGTAGATATAGTATAAGAGGCTTGGCTGGGGACATCACAATACGGGACGTGTCAGGTAATCCAACGGATATAGCGGGTAACGTTTGGTGTGTAATTGACTCAACCAATCATAATATCGCAGACGAAGTTTTGAACATAAATGTGTCAGCATATAACAGCAAAAGAGACTGGAAAAAAGGTGCGGCAAGAATAGAAGTTGGAGGCAGGCCGATAGTATATACACTAAGCAACAAACTTCTAATGCAGCAGGGTCAAGATGTTTTCAGCGGAGACGGTTCAACAACGGAGTTTGTATCAACTAAAACATTAGCAAATGCTTACGCAACACGAGAATCGTTATCTTTAAACAGATTCTTACACGTTGATGTAGATGGTAATGTGCTTCGAGAAGGGCAAGATTACACTCTAACTTTAAATGAAGATGCTGTCACGTATACTGTGACATTGAACACCCCTCCATCTGAGGGGAGAAATAACGTTAAACTTAAGCGTATGCTCCCCCTATATGATATGTTTTTAAGACAAAATCTTGTGCTAGCTGAAGGTGCTTCAGAACTTCTACAGTGCTATTCGTTCTTAAAGACAATAGACGGAACAGCGTATTGGGACCCGTACGGCATATCCTTCGCATCATTTACAGAAGATGATGCAGAATAATGAGTACATCCTCTATATCAATATGCAATATGGCATTGCATCACGTTGGATCATCTAAGCGAATCGCATCACTTACCGAGGCATCCCAAGAAGCGTCTATTTGCAGATCATTTTATGCCGATACGGTAAAGTCTGTACTATCTGAATTTCCGTGGTCATTTGCAAAAACTATCACAACACTAGGGCTTGTAAAAGAAAATCCAAATTCAGAATGGCTTTATTCGTATCGACTTCCTAATAATTGTATAAAAGCAATACGGATTTTGAGCGGTATAAGAAATGACACAAAACAAAGCCGAGTTAAATTTGTTACTGCTTACGATGAATCAGGGCCGTTAATATACACTGATAAAGAAAACGCGGAGCTTGAATATATTTACAATGTTGAAAATGAGTCATTATTTCCAATAGATTTTGCTATTGCATTATCGTTTAGAATCGCGGCTTATATAGCCCCGTCAATTGCAACGGGTGACCCTTTTAAGTTAGCAGATAGGGCCATCCAATTTTACGAGTACCACATTGCAATGGCTAAAAAAAATAGCATTATGGCAAATGAACCTGATGAAATGCCAGAGAGCGAATTTATTAGGGCTAGAGAATGATTACACTTAATCAATTAAGTTTTTCAGGCGGTGAATTGGCACCATCACTTTATGGAAGAAAAGACACCGTAAAATATTCAACAGGATTAAAAAAATGCCGTAATTTTATGGTAATGCGCCATGGGGGGGTATCTAATAGACCTGGTACTTATTACGTTTGCGAGGTGGCCAACTCATCTAATCAAGTTAGGCTTATCCCTTTCATATTCAATTCGGATCAAACCTATGTATTGGAATTTGGAAACCAGTATATACGTGTGATTCAAAATGGTGTTTTGCTTAAAGAGTCAGCCAAGACAATTACCGGTATTACGAATGATGACCCAGCCGTCATAACATCCGCTAGTCATGGTTATTCAAACGGCGATGAAGTATACATAAGTGGGGTAGTAGGCATGACGGAAATCAATACACGTCATTTTAAGGTTGCCAATGTAGACACTAACACATTTGAAATCAAATATATGGATGGATCAGATGTGGATTCTTCTGAATTTGGCGAATACGATTCAGGTGGGACTTGTGAGAAAATATATGAGTTAGAAAGCCCTTACATTACATCACATGTTAGAGACATTAAATTTGTTCAGTCTGGCGATGTTATTACACTTACCCATAATTCATACGCACAAATAAAGCTAAGTAGATTAGGCCATACAAGCTGGTCGTTGGATCTGTATTCATTTACACCCAACACAAGCCGACCAACAGGCGGCGTGGCATCGGCGGGGTCTTCTGGTTCAAATTCATATAGATACCGTGTTACGGCAATTGCAAACGAAACGTTTGAGGAGTCATTGCCAGGATATGAAGCCGAAGGAACTATCACCGCTATTACAAAGGCAAACCCAGCACAAATAACCGTGACAAGTCATGGGTATTCAACTGATGACGAGTTATACATATCAGGAGTTGGAGGTATGGTAGAAATTACCGACGGGATCTATTCCATAACTAAAGTTGATTCTGATAATTTTACATTGAACGGAGTTGATAGCAGTGCATATACCACATTCACATCGGGAGGGAGTGTGGCACGAACATACATACGCGTAGACAGTGCGGCCGAGCCTTCAACCTCTAATCCGCATTCAATCACATGGTCAGCCGTTAGCGGCGCCCGTGAATACAATGTATACCGTGCATTAAATGGCGTGTATGGGTTTATCGGAATTGCCGGCGAAACATCATTTAGCGATGTTGGTACCTCGCCAGATGTAACAGATACGCCACCTTCTGAGCGTAATCCATTTTCATCAAGTGATGATTATCCGGGTGTTGGAATGTATGTACAGCAGCGTTTGGTATTTGCAAATACAAATAATAATACTGAAAAAGTAGATATGTCGCGTACCGGCCAATATAACAATTTTACAAAAAGTTCGCCAACACAAGACGATGACGCAATATCATTCACAATCGCAGGACGCCAGGTCAATTCAATTCAACACCTCATCGATATTAACCGCCTAATCATCTTAACTTCTGGTGGCGAATGGGCCGTAGAAGGCAATGGGGCCGGAATCATCACTCCATTTGATATAAATTTAAAGCAATATTCATTTTATGGAAGTAGCTCAATACGCCCTATAATAATTGGAAATAACGTTATATTTGTTCAAGCACGAGGTTCTATTATTCGTGATTTAAAATTTGATAACACGATTGATGGATATATGGGTAATGATTTAACTATTTTTTCATCACATCTATTTGATGGGTATACGATTTTTGATATGGATTATCAACAATCTCCACAATCAATCATCTGGGTGGCTAGAAGTGATGGGAAATTGATCGGATTAACTTATATACCTGAGCATGAGATGGTGGCTTGGCATCGACATGATTTTGACGGTTTTGTCGAAAATGTAGTGTGTGTACCGGAGGGAAACGAGGATGCTGTTTATATGGTTATTAAACGTACCATTGATTCAAAAACAGTTCGGTATATCGAACGAATGACACAACGACGTGTTGCCGATATTGTGGATTATATCGGGATGGATTGCGCTTTAACGTATGACGGGCGAAATACTGACACAAATCACACAATGACACTATCTGGGGGTGATGATTGGACATATGAAGAATTACTAACAATCACATCAAGTGAATCATTTTTTAGCTCGGATGATGTAGGCAATTCAATATGGCTTTATAATGATGATGGAAATGTAATACGATTTAGTTTAACAGGATATACAAGCGCAACTGTAATGACCGGAACGCCACATAAAACTGTTTCTGATTCGTTTAAAAATGTCGCAATATCAAATTGGAGCCGTGCTGTAGATCAAATATCTGGACTCTGGCATTTGGAAGGAAAGGCTATAAGTATATTAGGGAGCGGATTTGTTTTAGCAAATCCAAATAACCCATCATACAATCAGGTCGTAGTGACAAATGGAACAGCTCAATTGGATGACGCGTATCCTGTCATTCATGCTGGATTACCCATAACTTCAGATCTTGAAACACTTGATATCGATGTAATCAATACTGAGACTATGACGGGAAAAGCAAAGCTTATCACAACGTTAAATGTCCAAGTTGAATCGACCCGCGACATGTGGGCCGGCTCAGAATTGCCGGAAGTTGATAACTCGCTTACTGGATTAACGCAAATTAAAATTCGAAACAATGAAACTTACGATGATCCAATACGATTACAAACGGGCGTTATTGAAGTTAAGATTGAACCTAGATGGGATAAAAATGGGAGCATTTGCATTCGCAATACAGACCCACTACCCATAAGCATATTAGCAATTGCGCCGTCTGGTTTATATCCAATAAGATAGGAGATTTGAAATGGGAGAAAAAGCGTTAACTTTAGCCGGAGGCGTAGCCGAATATCAATCACAAATGGCGCTTGGAGCCTATCAAAAATCCATATATGACACAAACGCTCGTTTTGCTGATTTACAGGCAAGTGACGCTTTAAAAAGAGGCGAGCGGTCGGCAATCGATATCAAACGACAAGGACGACAGTTAATTGGATCACAAAGAACGGCGTTGGCGGCTCAGGGCATAGAATTGGATAATGGTACGGCATTAGATATTCAATCAGATACCGCCGACCTATCTACTCGTGATGCAATGACCGCTAGAAATAACGCTTGGCGTGAGGCATGGGGTTTTAAGGCAGAGGCCATGAATTTAAAATCAGCTGGGAATATGGAGTCAATAGCGGCGAAAAATCGTGCAAGAAATACATTGGCTAATGCAGGTATTCGAGTTGCAAGGCAAATGGATAAAGAATCTAAATTTTTAGCCGGAGGCGCAGCCTAATGCCAACGGTCCCACGTTATCAAACAAGAGTCAACGAATTCGCAACCCCATCGGTTAGGATGAGTGCGCCAAATGATATAGAGGCTTTTGGTGGTGGATCAACTCAACAAGTTGTTAATAATGCGGTCTCTTATTTTGAAGATGAAAACCAAAAGGCTGATGACGTTATTACAACCGGTGCATTTAGTAAGCTTGTCCAATTAAAAAACGATCTTATCTATAACCCAGAATCAGGGCTTCAAACTAAAAAAGGCGAAAACGCTTTAAAAGCTCAAGATGATTTTAGAGAGAAATTTAAAAAAGGCATTGATGAGCTTGAGTCGGGGCTTCATAATGACACGCAAAGATACATTTTTAAAAAAATGAGCCTGGATCAAGAATCCCAATTTGATTCAAGTATTCAAAAGCATGTGTACGCCGAAACGATCGAATTGGATAATCAGAATACACGGACCGCATTAAATGAATCTTTAAATGATGCCGTTCTGAATTACGCGAATCCAGGTACAATTCAAAAAAACATACAAATACAAACAGCCCTAATTAAAGCTAATGGTGAGCGAAATGGTGAATCATCGGATGTTATAAAAGAAAAAATCAATGCATCGGTAAGCCAAACGCATATGGCCGTAATTGATCGAATGCTAAATAACGATCAAGATATGCTAGCAAAACAGTATTTTGAGCAGATTAAAAAGCAAATAACCGGACAGGATATTGCCTCTGTTGAAAAAAGCCTCCAAACAGGCACATTGCGCGGTGAGTCTCAGAGACAAACTGAAAAGATAATGGCAAAAGTATCAACACTAACAGAAGCGCGTTCAGAGGCGCGAAAAATAGAAAACCCAGAGTTACAAGATATGATTATTTCACGTCTTGAATCTAGATTTAAAGAATTAAATGATCTTGAGCAACAAGATAAAGATAATATGTTTTTTAATGCATTTGAAATGATGAAAGAAAACAAAGGCGCAAGTCCAATCGATATTATCCCGCCGTCCGTTTACTCAAAATTAGGAACTCAGGAACGTCTTGTTCTAGAGAGAATTAATGATCCAGGAACTGACGACGTAAATCAGTGGGTTGATTTTATAAATAAGTCACCTGATGAAATTTCAAAGCTAAATAAGTCGGAATTTTATGCTTATTATTGGTCTGGAATGACAGAGGCGCACAGAAAGCAAGCGGTTGATATATGGAATAGTGCAAAACAAGATAGCTCAAGCGAACCCGTGAATGGATTTTTTACTATTAAAGAACGCATTAAAAATACACTTATTGATAATGGGCTTTATGAAGATGGTACAAAGAAAGATAATTTAAAAAACAATCTACATAAAATGGAGTCTGTTATAGATCAACGTTTTCAAGAATTTGAAAGAATTAATAAACGAAAACCTGATGCGGTTGAGCAGCAAAAAATTATTGATGACGAGCTAATAAAGAAAGTATTTGTAAGACGTTTATTTAAAGATCCTGTAAAACCTATCTCAACATTATCAGAGAGTGAACTTAAAAAAGCCTACGTTGATCTAAAAGATATTCCAGACGATTTTATTAAACAAGTATCGGATAGAACACGAGCTTTAAACGCCACTTATAGTGAGGAAAAACTTAAAAAGTTATATGTACTTTATCTTGCTGGCAGAAATAAGGATTATGAGGATTTAATAATAAAATGATACAGGTTGGGCAAAACATCTCTAAAGATTCAAATACGCAATCTATGGGCGAATATGATGCGTTTGTTGTACCTGGCGAAAAAAAATATAATCTTTCAGTCAAACATGGCATTCAATCAACGCCGGAACGTTCAGCAAAAATAATCAAATACAAGAAAAACACGGGATTATCTGAGAACCTTATCGAGCGTAACCTCGATATGGTAGATCGTGAAACAAAAATTAAATCGATAGACTTCGAAGGATTGCAGAAATCATCACCTAAATTAACTGAATGGATGTCTCAAAGTCCTCATAATGTTGGAGTCGCCCAAAATGATATCAATAAACTTTCATATCTTGACCGTCAAATTGGTAATATAAAAAATCAATTTAATCAAGGAAAGCGAAATATTGAATTATCAAATATAGGCATGGCCGCTTTATTGGGAAGGGTAACGCCTGAACAGCGAAAAAAACAATCTATTATTGAAGATGAGTTATCCAGGCAACCTAATTATGAAATAGATGGATTTGTTGAAGGGATTCCAGGGGCAGTATCTAATCAAGTTCCAATTTTTGCAAAAACAACAATAGGGGGAGGGGTTGGACTTACAACAGGGGCCGCCGTTGGAAGTATGCTTCCTGGCGTAGGTACTGCTGCTGGGGCCGTAACGGGGTGGCGTATTGGGGTTGGATTTGAGGCCGCAAGTTTAGAGGCGAGCCTTGCTTATCTTGAGTATGAAAATATTGTAGATGCCGATGGCAATAAAATTGACCGTGAACTAGCGGTTGGGGCCTCTTTGGCGGTAGGGGTGATTAATGGCACATTGGAGGCGGTCGGGTTTGACAAAATAGCCACGGATTTTAATGGCCTTAATTCTATAAAAAAAATTGTTGGTCGTAAGGCCGTAAAAGAGATAATAAAAAAACAAACGAAAGATTCATTTCTTAAAAGTGTTTTAAGAAATATAGGGAAAAAGGTTATTGGATCGGCGGCAACAGAGGGCGCGACTGAATTTACACAGGAGTTAATTTCAGTTGCAGGTAAAGAATTATTGCAAATTAGTGCAGATAATAAAGAATTTAATTTAGAAAATCTTTCAAAAATATTTAGTGAAGAAAATTTAAATCAAATGTTAAGTGCTGGAAAGTCAGGGGCTCAAGCCGGTGGTGGGTTAGCATTATTTACCGCCGGTCCACAATCAGCAATAGAATATTCATCTGCAAAAAAATCTTTTGAACAAGCTAAACAAGTTGAAAATATTGGTAATGTTATTGAATCAATGGACATGTCGAAAACAAGCCCGGAATCAGTTAATGAAATAATCGATTCAATAGCGGAAGATCAGTACCTTTATATTGATGCCAAATCATTTAATACCTATTTCCAAAGCAAGGGGATTGATCCAAAAGATATTGTGGCTGAAATTTTTGGCGACACAACCGAGTTTGAAAATGCGCTAGAACAAGGCCAGGATATTGCAATCCCAGCGGCTAAATATTACACATCCAAAAAACTTGGGGCAGGAGAAAACAAGACCTTTCTTTCTCAAGAGGTCAGAACAGATCCAATGGAAATGAGCGCGAGGGAATGGCAAGAACAGATTAAGCGACTCGATGAAGAAGGTAATCAAACTGAGCAAGCAACTGACAAGGATTTCTTGACAGTTGAACAAGATCCAATAGCTCAAGAACCACCATCCGTTGAAAAAAAGACGGTTAAATCCGAGCTAACTCAAAAACTGAAAGACGCCGGATACAGTCATAAAGTAGCGGATTCTTATGCTCGTCTTTGGGATAGTGCATTTAATAGCTTGGGAGAAAGAGTCGGATTCGATCCAGTAAAACTATTTGAACGGTTTAATCCAAACATTAATAGGCTAAATAAAGAACAGTCGAAATCATTTATTAAAAACGTAACGGATGGGATTAAACAAGTATTCCAAAAGGTGTCGAATTCGACACCTTTAGACCAATTTGCTGATTCCGGCAAAAAGGTCACTGAGACAAAAGAATTTAAAAACTGGTTTGGCGACTCTAAAGTAGTTGATGAGAATGGGGAGCCTTTGGTTGTTTATCATGGTACTGACCAAGTATTTGATGAATTTAAAGGAATCTCATGGTTTACAGACAGCCCAGAAAAAGCATCAGAATATTCAACTGTTTTGACTCCTGGAAAAGAAAGTCTTCCCAATGTAAAGCCAGTATATTTAAGAATGAAAAAACCAAAGTATGTTGACTTTTGGATAACGCCTGATGAAGTAAATTTAATAAAGGCAAAATCAAAAAATGATGGTGTTATTGTTCGAAATGTCATGCAGTCTGGTAAAAATTTTTATATTACTTTTGAACCACAACAAATAAAATCCGTAAACAACCGAGGCACGTTTGACCCAAACGACCCTAGGATTTTGTTCCAGTATATCGGCGAGCGTTCACAGAATGCGCCAATAAAACAACTTCAAGACGCTAGAAAATTAGAAGATCAAGGGTCTGATAAGTTTGATATTCGAGAGAAAACAGGCTGGTTTAAAGGCCAAGATAATAAATGGCGATATGAGATAGACGATTCTAAGGCAAGTATGAAGGTTGAGCTTGAAGAAGGTGATACTTTGTTGCTTGCTGACGTATATGAACACCCATCGTTATACGAGTTTTATCCATTTTTAAAAAACATCATTGTTTCAGCAGAATCATTACCAGGGGATACGTTGGCAAGAGTTGAGAATGGATTTACTATTTCTGTTGATCCAAACAAAGTCCAAACTACTGAGACTCAAGAAATAGCCATTATTCATGAAATTCAACATTTGATACAAGAGTTTGAGGGGTTTGCTTCTGGGGGTAGTCCATCACAATTTGAAAGCAAAGTTGATCTTGTTAGTAAATCTACATTCAATTTAATCGATCTTCATGACAAAACGGGTTTTGATAATGCTTTAAAACAAGAAAAGAAAAACAATCCAAATGTGAATATTGAGGAATTTAGAGATGATTACTATTCCCAGCAATCAGAAGACGTTTGGAATCAGTACGCCAATATTATTTATGTGCTCCAAGAGGCAGAAAAAGAAGGCGTTTCATTTGGTAAAACAGCGTTTGAAACCTATTACAACATGGCAGGGGAAATTGAGGCGAGAGATACTCAAGAAAGGAAAGGTTTGACAGAAGATCAGCGCCGTGGATTTTCACCTGCACTATTATGGAGATCAGACGATGCTTCGGTGGTTATTAAGTTTAGTGATGGAAGCCAAGTAATCGACAATACTAAAATACCAGAGAAACCAATCGGAGCATTCCGGTTCGGAAACGGTGAATTTAACATTGATCTTTTGGCGGATGCTGACCTATCCACATTCTTACACGAAACCGGCCACTTTTTCTTGGAAGTGTTAGGGACTCTATCCGAAACAGAAAAAGACGGAAGCCAAATAAAGTCCGACTATCAAACCCTATTGGATTGGTTTGGGGTTGAGTCGAGAGAGCAGATCACAACTGAGCATCATGAACAATTTGCGCGTGGTTTTGAGGCATACCTTATGGAGGGCAAAGCCCCATCTACCGCGTTGAGAAGTATATTTACTCGCTTTAAAGTCTGGCTAACAAACATTTATAAAACACTAAGCGGATTAAATGTTGAGCTTACAGATGATGTAAGAGGCGTATTTGATCGACTTATTGCAACTGATCAAGAAATTGAAAATACTATTGCTGAATTTAATATCCCAATTGGGGAAGAAATTGGTTTAGGGAAAAATGAAAATAAGTACCAAAAATTAAGACAAGAATACAAAGATAAAATAAACGCTAAAATAACTGCTAATTTGATGAAAGACTACAAAAAGAAAACGGAAACTTGGTATAAAGATGAGCTAGATTCAATTAAAAAAGATGTTGAAAATGAATTGCTCGATAGCCGTGATTATAGACTATTAAGCGGCCTTCAAAATGGAATAATTCAAGATGGGCGTGTTGTTAAATTAAAGTTAAATAAGCTAGAAACTATGCGGTATTTTGTTAATCAAGCTAGAGACACCTATCAGCCAGAAATATTACAAGACGCTGAATTTATGCTTAATGCAATATCTCAAGGACAAGCAGGTAAGCGAGGAAAATTTGGAGGTATTGCAAGTACATTTCCGGAGTGGTTTAAAAATAAAGGGTATAAAAAGAATGAAAGTATTGTCGCTTTAGAAAAATTTATAAATGGTCAAAAATTAACTGAGGCGCAAGAAGGATTAATTGAAATGCTTCATTACGACTACATTAATGATGATGAAATTTCCTACTTTAAAAACCTTGAATCAATTCAAATTGATAAAATCAAAACATTAATTGATAACAAATTTAGCCAAAGTGACTTAGAATTACTTACTAGATTACCAAAAGACGAGATCGTCATTGAAGATATAACCGTTGGGGAAATATTAAATGCAAAAAAACGAATTGATAATGAAAAAACTAAAAGATCTATTGAAGGACAAGGAGTTCAAAACTCTAATTTTGCTATTGAGAAATCGAAAAACTCAATAAAATCCCTACCAAGGGGTGTGACTGATCCATATGGTCAGCCATTAGATATTATTGCTGACCTATACGATTATTCATCTATTGAGCAAATGTTTGAAGCCCTGCAAAACATTGAGCCTATAAAAGCTCATATAAACCGAGTCGCCGACGAACGGATGCAACAAAAATACCCGAATCTTGAAAATGATAAAGAGAAATTTAGACAAGAAATAATACAGGATATTCATGATGACGCTCGTTCAGACATATTGGAGTTTGAGTTAAATTGGTTGGCAAACGAAGCTCCCAACGTTTTAAAAGACGCAATCAAAAACGTTGGGCGTCGTGTCCCATCCAATATCCAAACTAAAAAATATGCAAAAGATAAAATAGCCAAAACACCATTAAATCAAATACGGCCGGATGTATATTTAAGGGCTGAAAAAAATGCGGCAAGAGAAGCCGGTATCCAGTTATCAAAGGGTAACATTGATGCTTCGTTTGAACAAAAACGAATTGAAATGATTAACGGCGAATTATTTAAGCAAGCAACAAATGCTAAAGAAAATATTGATAAAATACTGGATCGATTTAATGAGGTAGTTAAAACGGATAAAAAAGCCGCTAAATATCGTGAAATGAACTACGTAAATGCCGCAAAGGCGATACTTGCAGAATATGGTTTTGGCGAAAAAGACAAGTCAGCATTTTCGTATGTAGAAAAAATAAGGGAGTATGATCCCACAACCTATAAAAGCATCTACCCGCTTATTAACTCCGCGCTAGATAAGCCACAAAATTATGATCGGCTTAATTATGATGATTTTCAAGATTTAAATAATACAATTGAAGCCCTTTGGCATTTATCGAGAGAGGAAAAAATAGTTGAGATCAATGGTGAGCGTTTAGAACGTGATGAAGTAATAGACGAATTGGCATCAAGGCTTAAAGAGCTTAAGCCAATATCTAATAAAAAAAGTAAAAATTTCTTAGTTGATCTTTTACATCTAGGAGATGCGGCCACCACAAGGGTTGAAAGTCTTGCGGATTACTTGGATGGAGGCGATTTAAACGGAGTGTATACAAAGTATATTGTTACGCCCGTAATGGAGGCCACCGCTGTTTACCGAGACAAGCGCAATGCATTTTTGGAAGAATACAAAGCGCTATTGGATGGAATGAAGGATCGTTTTGATGAATTGCCAATTCATGCTAAAGAGCTTATTAGCGAGAAATACCCAGACGGTTACACGTTTAGAAACAGGGCCGAACTAATTGGCGCGCTTAGACATATCGGAAATGATAGTAATAAGTTTAAAATGCTCATGGGCCATGGATGGGCTAGCTATCAAGATGGAATTTTAGACACGTCAAAGTGGGATAACTTTTTATCTAGAATGTGGTCCGAAGGAGTCATTATCAAGAAAGATCATGATTTTATTCAAAACCTGTGGAAACTCTTTGAAAAAATGAAACCGGAGGCTCAAAAGGCGCATAAAAATATTTATGGGTATTATTTTAATGAAATAACAGCCACGCCATTTGATACACCTTTTGGGCGATATGAAGGCGGCTATGCTCCGGCTAAGATTGACCCTGAAAACTCTATTTCACAATTATTGAGAGAAGATAAAAACGATTTATTTGATACGAGAGATTTTACATCATTTCCCGATACCGGTAGCGGATGGTCTAAAAACAGGATCGAAGGATATGCCGAAGAATTAGATTTAACTATGAGTACCGTGGCCGCTCATATTGATTCTGTTACTAGATTTACATATATAAATCCAACTGTTAAAACCATTGGTAAAATACTATTAAATCGTAATTTTAAAGAATCGATTCATGCCTATGACAATAAAATTATGAAGTATTCACTTTTACCTTGGATCAAAAGGGTCGCATCACAAAGATCGGATACAAGTGGTTCTGATAAAGCCTCTCAGTTTTTAAGATTTATTCGAAAAAGTATTGGAATGAATTTTATGTTTTTGAATGTGACAAACGCGTTAATGCAATATTCTGGGGTTATTATTGCCGGTTCAAAAGTGCCAATGAAACAATTAGCAAAAGGCGCGGCCGTTCAAGCTGGGCATCTGTTTTCACAAGAAAAATTACATGCCTATATTGGTAAAAAATCATTATTTATGAAAAATCTTGAAAACACAATTAGCATCGAGACGTCTAATGCAATCAGAGAGATTACGATTAATCCAAGTAAATACCAGGAGATTAAAAAACTGGCTGATAAGAATGCCTATATTTTACAGAAAATTACACAAGGGCATGTAAATAATATCGTATGGATTGGCGCGTATAATGACGCTATATCCAATAACATGACAGAAAGACAAGCCGTTTTAAATGCGGACAAAGCCGTTAGATTAACACAAGGGACATTTAATCACGAAGATTTATCAATGTATGAAACAGGTTCTGCGGCTTCACGTATTTTTACCATGTTCTCAAACTATTTTATTATGAAAAAAAACTTGTTAAAGACAGAGGTCGGTAAAATAGGGAGAGATAAGGGCTATTTATATGGAAGCCCACAATTAACTTATCTTGCTTTAAAAACAATGATATTACCTGTTGCAATGATTGCCGCTATAAAACTTGCATCCAATGGTGGCGATGATGATGACGAGGACTTGTTTTCTAAATTTTCAAAAGAATTTTTGTTTAGTCTTTCAGAGGAAACAACTTCAATGGCGCCTATTATTGGGCCAATAACACAGTCTGTTATTAATAGGTATGATGATAAATATTATAATGATAGGCTCTCATTTTCTCCTGTATTTAGTCTTTCTGATAATCTTGGGACATCTATTAAAGAATTGTCAGACGCATTTATGCCAGATGAGGAAGTTGATAAAAGATCGCTTCTTAAAAACTCATTTACTCTTATTGGCGCATTATCGGGATTACCACTTCATGCAATAGGAAAATCAAGCGGTTATTTGATTGATGTTAATGAAGGTGAGGCGGAACCAACTGGCCCAATTGATTTTACTCGTGGTTTAGTTACTGGGAAACGTTGAAAATAATTGATAAACTATTTTAAGTGAATGGAATAATTTTTTTTATAATTTTTATATTAATTCAATTTTATGGAACGATATTTGCTGATAGCAATTCACATCGGATAGATGAATTAGAAATTCATTATAATGCTAGGTTTGATAATATTAAGGCTATTATTGATAAAAGACGTTTAGAATATCTTTTAGAAATAAAGGCTAAAGACAAAATAATAAATGATTTACTAGAAGATAATAAGTCACTTAAAAATCGTATATATTTATTGGAAATGAAACTGGATGAAGTAACAAATAAAATGGGGAAAATAGAATACGATCTTTATTATAGAATAAGAAAATAAGCGTTATTGTTTGATTTAATTTTTTATTGATTAAGCAGAATACTTTTTGGCAAATGAATATATGCCATTAAGTGTATAGTATATAAAATATGACTATATTATCCTCTGTGAGTCGGGTAGATTACATCGGGACAGGGGGTGTAAGTACGTATGACTTTACGTTTAAAGTTTTAAGCTCAAATGATCTTTTTATTACTCAGCGCGACACTGATAATATTGAAACAACGCTTGTTTTAGGGACAGATTATACTGTTACTTTAAATGGGAACGGAACTGGGACTATTACGCTAACCGGAGGAAATTTAACATCTGGCTATAGCCTAACAATTCGGCGTGTTCGTGAAATAAAGCAAGAAACGGACATACGCGGACAAGGGGCTTTTTTCCCTGAAATTCATGAGGATGAATTTGATAGTCAGATCATGATTGACCAACAGCAGCAGGATGAAATAAATAGGGCTATAAAACTTCCTGAAACAATTTCATCGAGTGTATTTAGTAATACCATTCCTGCTAATATCTTAGAGTCTCCAAATAAGGTTCTTGCTATTAATAGTGATGCCGATGCATTCGTTTTAGGACCTACTATTAGCGAAATTTCTAGCGCACAAAGTTATGCTACATTAGCCGCTAGTGCGGCGGCTAGTGCTGAAACGGCTTATTCTAACTTTGAAAATCTTTTTACCAATTCTGAACTAAATGAGTATGTCAGTGTTAAGGATTATGGGGCTAAGGGGGATGGTATCACGGACGATACCCTGGCAATACAAAACGCGCTTAACGGAAGTAGCACAATTGTTTTCCCTCCTGGAACTTATAAAATATCAACATATTTAACAATAAATTCAAATAACTATTTGTTAGGAATTAATAAATATACAAGTGTTATAACCACATCATTATCTAGAGCCTTTTATATAGCAAATAAGGAAAATGTTGCTATAGAAAATCTAAAAATAGTTACAACCGGAACGGCTTACGGAAAATCTATAGATATTAGGAATGGTTCTAATTTTATTTTTGTTAAAAATTGCATAGTACAAACCGCTAAAAGGCCACTTGGAATTACTGATTCTAGCGATAATTTAACCTGTCATCATATATATATATTAAATAATGAATTTTTTTCAACAAGTTCAGACTGTGGAATAAGAAGCCGTATTGGTAAGGATGGATTAAAAGAATGTTACTTATATTTTATTTCTAATTTATTTGAAATTGATAATGTTTCGTATGAAGATGTGGGAATAGAGTTATGGACTGGGTATAGTCATGTAATTAACAATTCAATAATGGCGAAAAATTTAAAAGGGAATTATTCTGGTATTGTTTTTGGTGTATCTGAAAACAACGTTGCATTTAACAATACAATATATGGATTTTTAATGGGGATTGAAATTGGTGGATCAGCCAATGGACTTCATATTATAAGTGGCAATACTATAAGTGGATGTAAGGAAGGAATAGGGGTAACCACATCAGGTATTGAGAAGAATGTTATTGTATCAAATAATGTTATTGAATTTGATGATAATTTAAGGGCAGACTATACCTATGCGATGTACTTTAAATGTGAAAACGCTTGTGTTATTGGAAATACACTAATACACAAAGATACCTCTGGTAGCCCTTCTTTTTTAGATTATACGAGTATAAATAGTCGTAAGTACACTGGAATATATACAGACACCGCTCATAAAACATTGCAAGTTGTGGCAAACACATTTATAAATTTACTGAATGGTGTTAGAAGTGCGGCTACTTCTAAGTACAACATAATAAATGGGAATACTTTTAATAATGTTTCCGAGCCTGTATCAGATCAGGGGGGAAATCCTGTTAATAAGTTTATTTCAAATTTAGTTTATAATTTTAACGGGTTAAGAATAAATTCTAAGTTATATTCTATAGGAAATGTTTTTTATAGAGACTCAGATTTTCCCATAACTTCTGGTGCGACACCGTCAAACACCCCATTTTCACTAAGTTATATAACTAATAATACTTTAATTGTAAATAAAGACAATACATTTATAAACTGTTATAGCCAATCATTTGCCATGGATAGTAATTATGCATTAATTGGATCAGGCTACGCTCAACCGGATGTGGAATTAAAAGACGGTATTTATTATACCTATAATCAATCTAGTCCCGGCGATATAAGATCAAAACTATCATCTCTAAATATTACGCAGGACCTTATTAAAGTTAAAGTTTGGTCAACTGGGTTAGTTTATGAGTTTAAAGATTCTTTTTTGGTAACTTATTTAAGTAGCGAGCCTACAACTGGGGCATGGTTATTGGGAGACAGGGTCATAAATTCTATCCCTGTAATTGGATCACCTAAATCGTGGGTTTGCACTGAATCAGGTACACCAGGAACTTGGGTAAGTGAGGGCAATTTATAATTGGATCTATCTAAAAACTTTCATATTTCTGAGATTGTTGTAATGGGTTCATATCCTGAATTAGCTCATAATATTAAGCCAACAATTGTCCATATTTTACAAGCACAGGTTTTAGCTTTGTCTTGCTTACAACCAATCCGGGATATGTTTGGTACATTAATTGTAACATCTTGGTTAAGAGATGAAACTTTAAACGCAAAGGTTGGTGGATCTTTGCAGTCAGACCATCTTTATGGTTCTGCGGCAGACTTTATATCTATTGATGAAAATGTAGAGGCCGTATTTCGTTGGGTAGTTGAAGTATCGGAAATCCCCTATAGACAAGTGATTTATTATCCAGACAAAAATTTTATACATATATCATGTAATCATCCCCGAAAACCATTAAAAAACGAAGCATTAATTTGTACTGGGCCTGGTAAATATATTGAATTTTCAAATTATTATGGCGAGTAATAATCATGAGCGAAAATGATGAAAAGTCCTTTTTTAAATCAGATTCTAGGATTGCCTTATTGGAAAAATCTATTGCAATTCACGAGCGGGAAATTTCAGATATTAAGCAAAATCATAGGGATATGATGAGATTAGTTTTTGATAAGCTTGATGCAATGAAAGACGATATGCATGAACTATCTTTGTCGCTTAAAGATGTTGTAACTAATCAATTAAAAGATTCAAACAAAAATAAACTTTGGATGCTTGGCATTATCATTGGGTTTGTATCTCAAATTGCTGTTGGTCTTATTTTATTAAAAAAAGGAATTATGTAATATGTTTTTAGTTAAATTTTTAAGTATCTTCAAAACGTTTGGATTATGGCTTGTTTCCAAAAATAAATTATCGTTTAATTTTTATTTGGCTAATGGGCTGATTGAATTATTGTCTGTTCTTGCCAAAATAACCCCTAATACTATTGATGATAAAATATTGTCGTTTATTAAAAGCACGTTTAACTCTATTTTTTATATTGATAATACAATAGACAAGGTGGCCATTGATAGTGCCGTAACTATTATTAACATGATAAAAGATAAAAAAATACAATCTGTAAGTGCTAGTTATTCAAAGCATATATTCAAAATAAATATTAATAATGTTGAACTTAAATACAATATTTTAAAAAAAGACATAGAACTTACTGAATTATCTAGTTAGATTGTATTAAGTATTTAGAGCTGTCGCGTTAGTAATTTCCCAATTTATTACATATTTCATCATCATTATTTATAAATACTTTATTTCTAAACTTTACAATTGAATCATCTAAATTTTTTATTGATTCAATATTTTCAAGATCATTTAAAAGTGGTTTCCAAGATTCAATTGAGTCTTTTATATAAAGATCCATTAAGTGTCGCATAACATCTTCTTTTGTTTTTTTTGGCCTCAATGATCGTCTTTTGTAATTTATGCATTTAGTATAATCTATTAACTTATTTGTTTTTGATAACTTATATATTTGATCTAAAGCCGACCTTTGCCTAACCTCGTCTAAGAATGAAAAGTATAGCGCAATTTCTCTAGTGAAGAAAAATATCTGAAAAGATATGAGTATCTTAAAAATAGCGTAATCTTGATGTATAAAAAGCTTTTTATCGCCCAAAAATATAAATAGGCCCATGTCTAATAATATTGATGATAAAAATATTATTAAAGCCCTATATCGAGACCCTAAAGCATAAGTTACGCCGTATGAATAAAGATTATTCATCTATTTTCTTAACTTTTATAAACTTTTCAAAAAAAGATAAACACTTATCCGGCTCATTTCGAATTTGTTTTCCTGAAAATCTAAAAACCTTCCAGCCATTCATTGTAGCGGTGTTTATTTTGTCTCTGTCGGCATCTGTGTTGTGACGCCCCCCACCGGCTTGCTTTGCGATCCCATCGCATTCTACGGCGATTTTATGGGCTTTCCATGCAAAATCAAATCGCCAGCGTCTTGTTTCGTGAAATCTATATTCTCGTTCACAGTCTTCTAGGATTTTCGGGTTTATGATTTTGATTGTTAAAAAAAATAAATCGGATAGATCAGGTTGTATAATTTTCATTTGAATATTTTTTAATGTTTTATTTTAAGAAAAAACTTTATTAGATTCGCAATAAATTCTTGCGGCAATTCTCTTGATAAAAGACGGGGGCCACCCTGCCGGATGCGGTGATTGTCCTAATTCTTGAGACGCTTTTTTTGTGAAAACTAATTTTTCATTAGTCGATAATTTTTCAAAAAGTTCTATGATTTTTCTTTCTTCCTCCTGCTGTTTTTTAAACTCAATTTTTTCTAGTTCTCGCTGTTCTTTTTCGGATGTTTTTCTACTATTTTTAAGCTCGAAAGATTCCAGTTCCTCGACATTATCCGCGAACTCTATCAGCCAATTATTCAGCTCGTCTGGATTTCGGTTTGCTTCTGAAATCAGGTGCCTGTTCAGCCCAATCCTGTTTGGAATTTGTGCGCCTGTTTTGCTCCTGTAATCGATAGATCGAAACAGGGTAATTTGATCCGCCATCCAAGAAACAAAATCGGGTTTTTCTGTCGACATTTTCGTCGGTTCTGAACCTGTTTTTTCGGACGTACACTGACTATCAGGGACGAGTACCGGCTCTGTTATTTCTGGGATTTTTTGCGGAGTAGTGCTGATTGGCCCGATATCGCAATCTAGCCGATCCAAATTTCCCAAAATTCGATTTTCGAAAAAGGCAGCCGAAGCACCCCCATGGGGGGGTAAGGGGGGGCTACTGCTGCTTTTCTTTACTTTACTTTTCTTTACTTTACTTTGTGTACTTTCGACGTCGATAACCTCTTTATTTTGAGTTATCGACGTCGATAACTCTTTTTCGTTGCTATTATCGTCGTCGATAACCTGCTTTCTTTGTCGTTCCCGCTTCGATAATAGCGGGTCTAAAAATTTTAATAATTTTGGGCATGACAAAAAATCATCGGATATTTTGATTAATTTAAGCTTTTCCAAATATGACGCAACACTAGTTAGCTCATCTACTGAACAATCAAAATCAGCCGCTAGCAATTCAATCATCAATTCATCCCATTCAACCCTAAAATCATCCGATTCGGTCAGTGTTTCGATTAAAAAACACCAGATTGCATATCCTAAATGAGAATATTTCTTGCGTAACGCTTTAATTTTCGGGTCATTTCTCATGTCTCCCATATGCGGAAAGTAGTCAGCGTTTGTTTTAAGTGGTCGGGCCATTTTTATTCCATAAATTACTGTATATTTTGAGCCGTGATTGAATATTTATTTTTTATGATAAATGAGTAGTTATAGTATTCTTTATTATCTTTGGATCTAAAAATGCGGCCTTTTACATAACAATGTGCAATAATAAAATCATCTTTAATTAACTTTTTTTTGATTTCGAGTGCGTCATCATCAAAAGATATTAGCTCTATAAGAGAATCATCATTTTTTATTACTATTTTTAATATATAAAGTGATTTCGAATCGTTTTTAGTTTCTGTATATCCGTCTGTAATACCAACTATATCTCCCGATAAAGTTATACTATTTATATATTTTTTAGATTCCATTTTTTTCCTCCATTTTTAAATCCATTATTCATATTTATTGATTAAATATTTGTATTATTTAATTTCTCAGTATTAAAAAATAATGGAAATTCATTAATAAT